TCATGTGTCCAACGTTCTTGTAATTTCAGTAGTAATGAGGATTGTGAAGCACCCACGTGTGCTATGTTTAAAAATACATCTCTGGCTAACACTTGACTAACTGTGTTGTTGAGACTGTCTGTATTTGTAAAATCATATCCTGTGGTTCTACTAATACCTAAACACTGATGTGTTTTTGAATAATGTTCATATACATCTTTTCCCATGGGAGATGTGTGTCCTGTGATTGCTATTTTATCACTGTTCATCTTTTTGTTCCAAAGAAGTTGAAGATGTATTTGGGTCTTTGTCCACAGTTGGAGCCGGCGTGCCAAGCATTTCTATCTGGCCATTTATACACATCACCTGCTTTGGCATTGTAATACAAATCATCTTCCACAATTAATACATGTCCAGGGTGTGTATCTTCCATATGTACATGAAATCTTTCTATGTTGTTTAATTTACATAGTTCTTCTTCGTTGTCTTGTGTGTCCCAGTGCCAAGGAGCATGATTTCCTTGATGCACAACACTAACCCAACAACTTAAAACATCAACTCCAACGTAATCTGCAAATTTGTTTACAACACTTCTGTCAAAATTAGTTTCAGGTATACACATATCCCAACCAATTGTGCCATTTTCAGATGCAAGTTTATATCCTGCTTTGTTCCACGACTCGCTAATTTCTTTTATACCTGGAAGATCATCTTGTGTTGTGTGTCTTGGTCCTTGATATGCTGGTTTAGAATTCTTTATGGATTCAACAACTGCATTCCAGTCTATTACATCACTACAATTTCCTACGTATTGTTTCATTCTGCGTATGCCAAGTAATTAAAATTAAATTTAGGTACAAGTCCACAATTAGTTCCGCCATGATATGATTTAAAGTCAGGCCACTTGTGAACATCTCCTTGTTTCTGATTGTACAATGCTTCGTCGCCTACTATGAACACGTGTCCTGGTGCAGGTTCGTTAATCATTGCTGTGAATCTTACAGGATTGCCTTGCTCTGTGTATTTTTTCCAATCAACGTCCCAGTCCCAATGCCATGGAGCAGTTTTTCCTGGATATATTTTAGATATCCAACTCTTAATCATTCTGGGTGCACCAACAAACTCGCCAAACTTCTCAGCAACCTCCATTGAAAACTCATTGCCTGGATAATAATTGATCCATTCTATAGATTCTCTGTTGTAACTGCCTATAGTAGATAATGCATCATCAATCTCTTTTAATTCCGGTACATCTTTGACTGGAAGATATTTACAAGCAAGTTTACCTTCTTGATCCTGCACTTCTTTGATGATTGCGTTCCAGTCTAATATATCGTTACAGTTACCTACAAATTCAAGCATTTAAAAAATCTCCTGGCCACTCTGCATAATTGGTTTTAATTGTTTCTTTATACAGTTCATGAGTGTCTAATTGGTTATTCAATATAAATTTATCAAATCTATCCGTTCTTATCAATGGTTTTAGATATTTTATATCAAGGTATCTATTATCATTGTCTGTGCAACCATATAAATCCATACAGTGTGCTTCATTGTTATCATCAAAGTAAAAAGTATGAGGGTACATATTAATTTTATATATGTTTTGTTGCTCTAAATCTTGTTTTATTTGTTTAATTTTTTCTTTCCAATTAGGTATGCTGTCTATTTGGTTATTTTCAATCAAAACATTAAGATTTTTATTATACCATTTGAATTTAATTTCTCTTTTAGCATAGTCAATGTCTAATAATTCTGGAATATATTTTGTGTCTTTCAATTTTGAAAGATACATCACTTCTTGATCAAACCAAAAGTTGTACAATTCTTCATTCATAGATTCATTCTCAAAATAATCGTTTGGATTCCAATTCATACAGAACACAGTGTTGTCTTCGTTCACAAGCGGTTGGTAAAGCATATTTGCCACAGCCAGTCCTTGTTTATGTTTATAAAAATGTTTCCAATTATGCATATACAATATCTATTTTAAATCCACAAATTTGTTGCATCTTTAAAAGTTCATTTATTTTTGAACCATCACATAAAAATTTAATTGTGTGTTCATTAATTCTAGCAAATGAGTCTATTGATTGTTCTTTTGCTAATCTATTAAGCAGTATTGAAAAAGAACTGTCAAAAAGATATCTTAAATTGTACACTGGATCTTTTGATGTCATAACAACCTGTCTTGGATCTTTCATCATGTGATTACTTTGCAATCTCTTGCGTATTACCAATTGATATCTGTTTTTGTATCCGTAATTAGATGCTGAATGAAGCACACCTGCATTCATCAAATACACTGTGTCGTCTGGTTTGGTAGCATACATCATTTCATCTCCAATATCATGAAGGAAACTTTGTTCTGCATCTAGTGTGAGATGATATCTGTCATCTATATCAGCATGGGCAGAATAACTTTCTCCTGGTTTTAAAACAATAACTCTTGCCTCTCCGTGATCTGGTAGTTGTTTTAATAAATCTTCAATGGCAGTGTCTTTGTATTCTGGTAATAACTCCCATGGATCATAAAAAAAATTTCCTGTGGGCTTATTTAAAACACTTTTACCTTCTGGTAAATGTTTTACCAAATCAAACAATATTTTGGAATCAGTTTTGGTTTCTAATTTTTGTAACATCATATTGTACTTATCGTAAATTATAATGTGCGTACTTAATAGCGATAAATAAAGATGTCCATATATGTCCAATTTAGAAAATATAAAATCTCTATACCAATCTAGTGCCTATCGTGATATTCTTCACGATATAAATGGAGTAGTATTTCCTTTCAATCCTGAATGGAAAAATATTGGTATCAGTGTGAGTGGTGGAGCAGACAGTGCCTTGATGAGTGTGCTGTTGTGCAGTATCATATCTCAATTAAAATCAAATACCAATGTACACATTATTACTAACGTGAGATGTTGGAAGACCAGACCTTGGCAAAAACACAACAGTTTGAATGTGTTCAATTGGATTACTAATTCTTTTCCTAATATACAATTTAAAAGACACGAAAATTTTATTGCTCCTGATTTAGAATGGGGATCAGTAGGACCTAACATACAAGATGAGTATGGAAAATTAAAAAGCGGTAATCAAATAGAGTTAAGAGCACACGCAGAGTATGTTGCTCATACAGAAAATTTAGATGCTTGGTACTGTGGTGTAACCAAGAATCCAGATAAAGAATTTGATGGTCGTCTATTGGCTCGAGACATCGAAGATGCTACATTAGATAGACTAATCAAAATACACATGGGCGGCTTGGCTTGTCACCCTTTCACACATGTTCAAAAAGATTGGATAGTTGCTCAATATAAAAAATTAGGCATAATGGACCTATTTGATCTTACAAGAAGTTGTGAAGGTGATAACCAGACATATCCTGAAGTCTTTGGAGACTTAGACTACAAGACATATGTCGAAGGGTCGCCTGTGCCAGTATGTGAAAAATGTTTTTGGTGTAAAGAAAGAGAATGGGGAGTAAGCAAATGTCAAGACTGATAACGTTTGGTTGTTCTTATGCTTATGGTACAGGATTACCTGACTGTAACAATTGGATGTTTGATAAACTGCACAATTTAAAACCTAGCAAATTGGGTTGGTCAAGTTTGTTGGCAGACAAAATGAAAGTTGAATGTGTTAACGAATCTTTTCCAGGTTCAAGCAACACAGAAATATTGTACAATGTATTAAAATTTGATTATAAGTCAGATGATACTGTGGTTATCATGTGGACACATTTTGTTAGGGATATGTTGTTTAATTTCCCTCACAAGTTTCCTTTCTTTAGAGATAGATTAGGTCCTTGGGCAAAAACACATCAAGAACGCAAATGGGCAGAGTATTTGAGTGAAAAAGATTATGCAATGAAAAGTTGGTTCAATATACAACATGCAGACTTACATCTACAAAAACAAGGAGTGGATTATATTCATTATCCTGCAACACCTGAAGAATTAAACAAAAACAAATTAGATTTTATTCAAGTAGAAAACTATCATAGCGATGGTATTGTGTACTTGGACACAGCAACAGATGACATGCACCCGGGTATAAAAAGTAATCAACTGTTGTGTGATTCAATATATAGGAGATTAAATGACAGACCATAACGAATATTGGCAGAATCCTAAAGATACCCAGTTGGGTAAATGGCAAAAAGAACTTGAATCTGTATCAGGCAGTTCTACATTTTGTATTCTACCATGGATACACTTTGCTACCAGACCCAATGGAGATATGAGATTGTGTTGTTCAGCAAATGCCAGCGGCGCTGGTTCCGACCACGAAGTTGGTCTTGTAAAAATGGAAGATGGCAAACCTGCAAACTTTGGCAAACATACTCCTATGGAGGCATGGAACAACGACTACATGAAGTCTGTGCGTACAACTATGATGAAAGGTAACGTACCTAATAGTTGTCGTAAATGTTTTCAAGAAGAAAAGGTGGGTGTAGTTTCAAAACGTATATGGGAAACAGGCACATGGTACAAAGATGGTGTAGACATTCCTGAACTGTTAAAACAAACCAAAGAAGATGGCACAGTGCCAGAACAATTAATGTATTTGGATCTAAGATTAGGACACACTTGTAATATAAAATGTGTGATGTGTTCGCCACATGACAGTTCTAAATGGGTTAAAGATTGGCAACAGTTAATGCCTCAATTGAAAGATAAAAATGTAAAAGATCAATTACAATGGAATAAAAAAGAATTCAACAACAAGTGGCATGAAAAAGATACATTTTGGCAAGAGATGTATGCACAGATTCCTAACTTGAAACAGGTGTACTTTGCAGGAGGGGAACCTCTGATGATCAAGGAACACAAAATGTTTATAGAAGAAATTATTAGACAAGGCTATCAAGATAAGATATTGTTGCGTTACAACTCAAACGGATTGTTAGTGGATGAAGACTTAATTCAGTTGTGGAGTAAATTTAGAAAAGTTAAATTTGCTGTCAGCATGGATGCAATGGGTAAACGTGACGAGTACATACGTTATCCTACAGATTTTAAAACAGTAGAAAAAACTTTACACATGCTAGACAATACACCAGACAATATACAAACCAGTTTGGCAACAGCAATACAAATTTTTAACATAAAACACTTACCAGACTTCATGAAGTGGAAAGTGGAAAGTGGATTTAAAAAATTAAATGCAGGCACAGTGCCTGGAGATGTACAGATGGGCGGTGGCTTGGTTAATATGCACTTGTTGTATATTCCTACTTTCTTAAGTATTCAAATATTACCCAAAGAAGATAAGCAAGAAGTTGAAGAAAAATTTATGGACTTTAAAGATTGGTTATGGAAAAATTATAGACAGGATGACGACTATTGGAAACATAATCCATATGGATGGCGTCGTTGGGAGGCTGTACTTAAACATATGAATCAAAATGATCACAGTCATTTACTTCCAGGCTTTAAAGAATATGTAAACAAACTAGATGCAATACGTGGTTTAGAAGCCGCAACAGTATTTCCGGAGTTAAAACATTTATTATGAACGTAGTACAAGTATGGAATCCTCAACCTAAAGAAGTGTTGCGTATCGAATTTATGATAGGTAATACTTGTAATTTCTCTTGTTGGTATTGTTTCGAAGGTTCACATGAAGGTACTCACAGATGGACCGACGACATGGATCAATTGGTGTTGAACTTTAAACATCTATTTGAAAAATACAAAGCAATTGGCAAAACAAAACTTGAATTACACATTGTGGGAGGAGAACCTACATTGTGGCCTAGACTGGGAGAATTTGTTACAGAAATTAGAAAAACAATACCTTCATACATCACAATCAGTTCCAATGGAAGCAGAACTGTGAGATGGTGGCGTAAGTACGGAGAAGTGTTTGATAAAATTTTATTAAGTGCTCATTGGAAACAGATTGATGTGCCTCACTTTATTGAAGTGGCAGACACACTGCACGAACTGGATAGAAGTCCTAACGCAATGGTTTTAATGGATCCTACACAATGGGACGTGTGTTTAGGTTTGATCAATAAATTTAAACAAAGTAAGTATGATTGGTTTATAAGTGCTATGGAAGTTATGCACAAAACAATCAATTACACAGAAGAACAAAAAGCATTTGTTGCCAAACCTACAAAAAGAAGACCTAGTCTATGGTATCTATGGACACACAGAAAACATTTGAAAAGCGAACCCACTGTTAAATTTGAAGATGGATCTTCAAAAAAAGTTAATCGTAACTGGTTGGTGTTAAACAAACAAAATGATTTCCGAGGCTGGATGTGTAATATAGGAGTGGACAGTATGATGATAGACCCTGCTGGTCTAATCACAAGTGCTTGTAGAACTACATTATTTGAAAATTATAATATATATGATCCAGACTTTGTGACAAAATTCAATCCCGACATTAAACCGAAAATATGCGACAAACGTAACACTTGTATGTGTCAGCCTGAAAGTTTGTTGGATAAAGTTAAACTTTAGATTTAGTTATATTGATATCTGCGGCACACGTACACCATTCACGTGTACAGTCGATTGCTTCTGTAGGTTGTGCAAAAGTTCCTTCATAGATGTTTCCAATAGGACCTCCCACTCTGCAAGTGGCTCTGTGAACTTCTCCGTCCCAGTTAATCATTAAACTTTCTAATCCAGCATTACATTTCCACCCTTTGAATTGATTTGTTTTTGCGATCAACAAGTCGTTGGTGTTACAAGATTCAGTTTCATCTATCATTGTGTTGTGTGGAGGATTATGATTTTGTGTTACCAAAAAATCTTTTTCATCTGCAGAATAACGTTCCATGTCTTCAAAAACATCATGTGTTTCAGTCCAACGAATTGGTCGTAGAGCATAGTTTATTCCTGCTTCTTTCAGGCGTCTACAAGCGTCAGAGACGTCATCTAAATGCCCTGGTAACATCATCATATGCACTAGTATATTTTTATTTTTTGTGTGTTGTGCGACGTTTAAAACTGTTTCTATTACTTTTTGGTAGTCATATTCAAAGTGTACAGAGAACACAATATGGTTTATCAATCTATCCAAAATATCTATGTAGAATTCAGCAGTCCTTGTACCATTTGTAGTTACATTTAACCATGACACTTTTGGTTTAGCATACTCCAACAGATCTAAAATTTTTGGATGTACACATGGTTCTCCACCTGTAAAACTTATTCTTATGTTGTTGATTTTAGAAAGTTCGTCCACAGCATTTTTTAATATGTTGATGTCTGTGTGTGGACTTGTGTTGTCATGTATCACTGCTGGACAGTAAGAACAATCGTAATTACATCTTTTACCAAGGTTCCATTCAACCTTTACACTTTGTTTAATGTGTGGATATAAATGCTCTACCTTAAACATAATCTCGAAACTCCGGATTAATTTTTTCAAACGGTCCTTGGTTTCTTGTAAGATCAAGTTTTCTATTAAAGTCTACACAATCTAGCCAATATTCATTTAGGTCTTTTGCTTGTAAAAAGTTTATGTTGTCTTGTATTTGTTGTTGTGTAATTTTTTCTAATATTGGGTGTTGTTTTACTATTTCATAATCTTTTATTTTAGGTTTCATTGCTTCTAGTTTTGCAACCACTTGATCTTTCAATGCTTTGGGCAACACTTGTGCCGATAATGCTCTAGGATAACTCACTCTGTGACTGTAAAACACAATCTTCATCTCTCTTAAAAAATAATCTATAACTTTGTCTATCTGCATTATGTTGTTTGCTTGTACAGTAAATGCACCTACTATTCTACTAACTGTTTTAATTTTTTTCATTTCTTTAATATTGTATTCAACATCTGAAAATTTACCATTGCCTCTAATATATTCATATGTGTCGTGTAACCCATCTATACTAACATTCACAGCAACACTTTTAAACTTGGGCCAATAATCATGCACAGTTCTTCCACCTTTAATGCCTAGTTTAGTTCCATTTGTGGCATACTTGATTTCAATATTATCTCCATTTTTAGATAATAAATCTAGTATTTTATAGTGTACAGGATCCATTAAAGGTTCTCCTCCAGCAAATTCCACACGTCTAAAGTGCGGCAGTAGTTTTTCTAAATTATCCCAAAAGTGATCTTTGTCTTCAAATATTCCCACATAAGGTGCTTTGGTTAAACCTAAACTTTCAACAGCATCTACTAGATAGTTTCCTTCTTTTTTATAATGATCAACAATAGCATTCCAATCTTTCCATTGTGTAGAATCTAAAGGATTACACATTCTGCATTTTAAATTACATAAGTTATTAACTTTAATCTCTATTGTGGGTAGTTCAAACGGCATTGAATAATCATCGTTAAGTGTATCTAATGCATTTGGGTATAAATTAATTCTAGATTCTGGAGACGAATCAGTGATATGTCTTTGACGTAGGCTTTGGACTCCTTGGTCTTCTAAATCAAAACAAGGTTCACACACATCTGGACGTTCATCATTTAATACCTGACGTCTTACATCTTTCATTTTGTCTGAGTTCCATGCTTCTTCCAAACTCATATCTTTTATATTAGCAATAGGAAGACTGCGACAACACACCTTAATTGCTCCATCTTCTCTAGTAGCCAATCCTGTAAAAGGGTGCATACAAAAGGTACAACTGTTCTTATTTTTCTTCATCTTCCTCCCACGGATCTTTAGGATTTACCCAATCTTTTCCAAAACGCCACATTGGTGCTTTTAATGTTTCAATATCAACTTCGTAAAAATCTTGAACTGAGCCTGCGTCGATATCATATTCCACAAAACCTGACCATGCGTGTTGTGATACTATTAACTGTATTTTATCGTATTTTTCTTTTAATAACCGTAACAGTTGGTTCTGTTTAAACACTCTTTGTTTGGTTGGCACAAACGGCACTGTTGGCTCATAAGCAAAGATGTTACTGATGTTGAATATAACATTCTTATGATTTATAGGTGTTATAGTGAATTCATTCAACAGATCACATTCGACAAATTTAAATTTAACTTTGTCTTTAATATGCCATAAATGACTGACCGTTTCAAAATACTCTGCTATCTCTAATTTAGAATTTATCCAGTCTGGTGTTTTGTGTCTATTTACAGATACTAAAAACTTATGATAATCCCCACCATCGAACTTTTTTATTATTTCTTCCATGTAGTATAATGCATTGGGATTCCAATCATAAAACACAACTTCAGTTTCTGCATCATATCCGTGTTTTTCCAAATACTTTAACCAGTTAAGACCACTAGCAGGTGTAATTAATTGTTTAACAGTTCCTGTACTTACAGACTGTAATTCTTCTGTGTTGATTGGATAAAACAATCTATTAGCACTCTGGTTGTATTTCTTAAAAATTTGTTTGCTGTTTTCATTAAAATCAGTTTCGTGTACTGCATAATAACACTTCTTGCTCATTCTTAAATCTTCATCAAATATTATAATTTTTTCTTTGTTATCCAATGCTGTTCTAATAACATTCCATCCATGCCATTTGTGTTTGAATGTTTTAAGTTCATTACCAGGTTTAATCCATAAAGGTGTATAATCGTCATGAAAGTTTTCATCACTTCTTATAGGCTCTGTGGTAAAATGTTCTGAGTTTCTTTTGAGCTCACCTATCTCTGGTAGTTCTAATTCTGTGTGTTTCTTTAAATTAATCACATAACATTGTTCATGAAGTTCGTAGTAGCCTTCTTTTCTATCTAGAACGTGTCCGGCTATGTAAAAATCTTGTTCAATCATTTTGTGCAGATGTGTAAAGAACGACCCACCTTGAAACTCTGTGTCAGGAGTAAACACAACAGCATAATCATATTGATCAATTATTTTGCTTATTGTTGCGTCTATTGATATAGACACTACTACATCATATCCCATTACATTTAATTTTCCAATTTGATATTCAACAATATTTTGAATTAATTCTTTTGCTGAATTATTTTTAATTGCATGAAAATTACTTTCAAGAATAAAAATTATATTATGTTTTTTATGCTGTGCATCATATTGAAATGCCATATTTTTTAATACTCCTATCTAATAATTCGTTAAATTGTTTTCTTTTGTTGCCAATGTGTGCTTGAGCAATCATGTGTATTCTTTCAACGTTAGCATTGTTCACTACTTGATGATCTTTTAGTATATTAATTAAAAATACTTTGCCGTGTTCCCAAGGCACTATTCCATGATCTTTAACTTCCATGTAACAAGATGGCGGATGTAGTACAGCAACATTTATGGGTATTAAATATTCACAAAGGTCGTCAGGTAACGGATGACCTGGATCATCATTGTGCCAATCTATTTTTCCTCCTGGATTTAATTTCATAAATCTTATTCTACTGTACTTTTCTGCTGGAAAGTCTTCCCAAAACTTTTTCGCTGTTGGAGTAACTTGTTGCAGACTGGTCCACGTATATGGAGCATTCAGTTCATCTTCATAACCATACTCTTTTGCTACTCTTGTTTTGTCTACACCTAATCCATGCAGACAACAACTTTCCCAACCGTTATGAGTTTCATCTTCTCTGTGCTCTACATAATGACCATTTACATTATCAAATTCTTTTGCGTCTAGATACTCCATAAAATTTATATCCAGTTCTAACCAAGGCAAACTGCCGTCTTTAAATTTATTAAAAATTTTGGTTGCTGTATCCATGTTATTTCTTGTGCCCTATAATCATAAACCTGTTATATTTTTCTGTAGACAATGAAGCACTTGAATCAACAACAAGTCCACAGTCTTTTTTAAATTCTTCCAGAGTCTTTTTACAATTCACATGTTCTTCACAGTCAAAGAAATCGTTGCTTTGTAAAACAATTCTTTTATTGTTTGGCAATTTATCCAACCATTCAGTGTACTGTGTTGGTGTCATATGTTCACACACAGTATTAATAATTAGATTGTGCTTGTTATAATCTTTATACGTCAACATGTCTGACGTAATTGCTTGAAATCTTCCTTGTATTTCATAATCTTTATTCATTGTGTTTGCTACTTGTTCGCATTCACTGTCTATATCCATACTAACGATTCGAGTGATATCTAATTCACTATTAAATAATAATGTTGCTAACACACCGTTCCAACCGCCACATAATAAAATGTTATAAGGAAGTGTTTGTTGATGTTTTTCCAAGTAATCTATTAACCAAACTTTACTGTTGATTTGACCTTTCCAAAAACTTTCCAATGTACGATGTGTATCATCAGACTGTCTAATTGCATCCATCCAAAACATCACATCTGTAATATTAACTTTCAAATTGAGCTCCTAGTTTATCAAAAGATCCACACTGTTTGCCACATTCTTGTAATGGTGTGTGACCCCATGTTTGTTCTATCTTGTCAAAGTGTCCATTTTCAAAGATTTCTTTTAAACTGTTTTTATTTAGATTTGGAAACTCGCCAATTCTTGTCATATAATCTATTCTGCTTTCTTGCATAGGCGGAATCCATTCCATGTCTAACCAACAACATGGCGAAACATTACCACAAGCACTCACATACAACTGACTATTTTTCACTGCTTTACACACAATGGTAGGAGTGGTTTCTTTTTGTGATTTTTCAATTAGCGGAATCATACTGGTACTTTTTTGTGTGGGTTCTAATTTGTGTAAAGGTTTACCTTCCTCGTCTATAACTTGTAGATAATCATTTTTAAATCTAGAAGTATGTTTTGATGAAAACATTTTAAATCCTAAATCTTTACTCATTTGTTCTGCTTGTTCAACTTGATGTTCGTTGTGCTTAAACACCAACATATGCCATTTGGCAAATCCGCCTGCACCAATAAATGCTTTGGCATTTTCAATGATTTTATTAAAATCTGTAGATATACGATACAAGTGATTGGTGTCTTCCAACCCATCTAATCCAAAAGTTACTTTTACTTTTTCATGTGCTAATTTCGTCCACCATTCAGTATCTCTAGCACTGCCATTTGTGTGCATGGCAAGTCTTATAGAAGGATTTGTTTTACGTAGATGTTTGTATATTTCTAATGTGTCTTTACTTACAATAGGATCTCCTAAATTACCACACATAAACATACTGTCTATTTGTTTAATAAAGTCCTCAGAAAACCATTTTTTAAATGTATCCAGTGTTATTTCATCAAGATGTATAAAAGGATTCAGCGGTCCTCCTTGTATTCTTCTAGGACACATTGGACATTTGGCTTGACACTTACTAGTAATTTCTAAATGAACATCTTTTATGTCTGTTAGTTTATACATTTGTTCTTTCTTTTTTAAATTGCTTAGATTGTTTTCTACTAATTTCTGATATTTCTTCATCCACTTGAACCTGTTCTAAAAAGTCTTTTTCTCTGTGTTTAGGTATTTTGCTATCAGCAGAACTTACACAGGTTGGTGTAATACATTTTTTTGCTTGTTTAAACAGATTAAATCCTTCATCAATAGTGCCCAACGGCTCATCATGACAACTGTATGCTCTTTTTACTTCTCCACCTGGCTCTCTTATGATACAACTTTGATATCCAGCATTGCAAGTCCAATCTTTAAATTTATTAAAGTCAAATGCATTAAATCTTTCTGCTTGATCCAGGTGATAAACATTATTCTTAAAATCCATCATAGTTATTTGTTGTATCGATGACCCATCATGTTTTTTTAAAGGAAACCCTTGTTGCATTAATTTGATTTGTTCTTCTGAATAACCACTAACAATTTCACTAGCAGATTCATTACTTTGAGGTTTCAATGTTACATTTATTCCACGTTGATTAAATCTTTCACATCTTTCATACAATTCGTTAAACAATTCAGGAACCATTACTTGATTAATTGTAGTATGTACTCCATTCTCTTGTAGCATTAATAACTTATCACCAAATGTCTTCTCATCAGCAAATTCATGATGATAACTTGCTGTAATACTTCTACGCACAAGAGATTCTGTTGCTGTTAACCAAACTTTCCACCATTTCATTCCAGGAGAACAATTTGTTGTCATGTGTATACTTTGGTATTTTGCTCTGTCATTATTAGCATAATGTCCAATCAAAGGTAAAAATCTTTTGTATGCTGTTGGTTCTCCTCCTGAAAAACTAAAATGAAAACTGTTAAACCCGTTTGCCTTGGCTTGTCTTTTAATCTCAGTTATTGTATTTTTGTAAACTTCAAGTGGTCGGTGATCCAGTTGTTTACTATGAGCATAAGGCCAACAATATGAACAATTATAATTACAAAATCTACCTAAGATCCAACTCACATTGAATAAGTCCTTAGTCATCATGGTACTTTGTCCAACGTGTGTTATATTTTCAAAAGGTATTCTAGTAGTATTCACTGACACTGCAAGTCTCCTTAAATTGTTGTTTTAACCAATCAAAATCATTTATAAGATTCAGTTTGTCTTTGTGTTCTATTCCAAACTTTCTACCTTGTTTTGCACCTTCAATAGCAAAGTCTCCATAAGGTCTATTCGCACCTTTGCTACACCAAATGTTTAGCCTGTGCTCTGTTTCATCGTTCTCTTGTCTATCTATTACTTTAGAACTTAACTTAACACATTCTCTAAAAGCAGATTTCCAAGCACTAAATGGGTCTGAATTAAAACCTGTTATGTTTGATACTTGCTTTATTGCTTTAAAATTATTTGATATACTGGTTGTCATGTCTGTTGTGTCAGTGTTCATTTCTAATGTTAATTGCTTTGGCAATAATTTTACTCCACCGTATCCGTATTGTAAATCATTAATAGGATTACGACTTTGCCAAACATGAACTGTTTCTAAATTGTACTCATTTACTTGATAATCAAAATTAAAATCTTCTACTATCTGAGCATCAGCATCAACTACCCAAAACATCTTTGTGACAGATACTTTTGCCGCTTCAATATGTGCTTGATGGATGCCTTTAACTCCTTGTACTCGTTGAGCAATAGGAAAACGTTCACACAATGTTTTATAATTGTGATCCGCCAATGCTTCATTGTAACTTATAAACACAATATCGTACATTAAATTGTTTTCCTCATTATTCTTGGAGTGTTAAGGTATACTTTCTTAAAAAATTTACTTTGTTCCACAGTTAATGGTTCAATAGGTAATTCAATATCGTGCTCAGCAGTAATCTTTTTGCCTAGTTCGATACTGTCTTGATAAAAATTAACTTTAACATCATCATGAAGTTCAAACTTCCAATACTTTTCAAAATATCTATATTCGTTTGCTTGACTGAAATCCCAATCTGTACACATTGTGAGATAGCAACCTGTTCTTGCTCCATGAATAGCATGAATACCATAAGGATTATCCATACCCACTGTCATCCATACCAGTAATCTTTGATAGTTTTGCCACCACAAGTCTTTTGGTGCTTGTCGCACATTTTTATCCAAACTCATTTTAACACCTTCTCTGAATCCGGCTCTCCAGGATTGATATGCAGATCCATCTATGTAACTGGTTGAATAATTTTCATTAAACTGATAGTAATTTGGAAAATGACAAAATTCTATTACATTTTTGTTTGTGCTATCTGCTTCACCATCATGATTCTCGTGTGTCTTCATATTTTTTACAAAATCTTTTGTCCAACATTTTAAACTGCCGTTGCCGTATCTTAATCCATTAAGATCAATATTTCCACACCAACTAAATTGATAGGTATTGTCTAGTCCTAACGAATTTAAGTCAACTATCACATTCAAAAAACTGTCATGTATTTGTGTGTCAGCATCAACTGTGATAAATCTATCTGTTTCAGATATTTCTGCCGCTTTTTTATGTGCTGTGTCAAAGCCTTTAACACCGTGTACACGTTTTGCCCAGGGTATTTTTCTTTTTAAGTTAGCAAAATTCTTTTCAGCATTGGGTTCATCAACACTTAAAAACACAAAATCCATATCAGATACCTTTAAAATCATTGTGCTACCTCATATGAATAATTGTAAATTTTTCTACAAAACAATCTTGGTGTTTGATTAGATTTATGCTCAAATTGAATATCACCAGTAGTACACAACTGCTTTAAGTCTACATCAAAGGAATAATCAGGAACACTTGTATTGTGTTGTGGTGTAGTAAAAAATTTAAACACATTATTGTCTTGTTTTACTGTGTTTTGTATTATATTTTTTAAATCATCATCTATACTAACGTTCCATTTTTTATTTTTCATATCCAGTTTGAATCTAACACATGAATCTTTATCATTTTTTACTATTTCGTAAACCACTTTGTTAGTATGGTTGTCTGTTTTTATATCAGTTTGCAGTTTGTTGTTTACTACATACCGCGATTCGACAACATATTCGGTGTCTTTGAATACTACTCTGTAATCTGATAGTTGCTTTGATCCGCTTTGAACCTGTGTTGCTAGTTCTTCTGTAATTTCTACACTGTGTCCTTGTTGTTGCACACTACACCCAAGCACTTCATTAGATTCTGGATTAAAATGAAAATAATATTTCACTGCAGGACGTATTACATCAAATTCTAGCGGCGGTCTTATGTTCATTGTAGTTGCTCCAGCATCTTGTCTGTTAAAAAATTATCTTCCACATAGTGAAACAAACCGTGTTGTTTAATATTGCCTACAAATAATTCATTTTGTGAATTAAGATTGTAATCAATTTGTTCAGTCCACAACTTTAATTGACTTTGATAGTGTTGTATTTTGGGTTTCATGTGAGTAAATGTTAAATTGTTATGTTTACTGAAAACTTTGTGTTGTATACCCAACAACTTAATTGCTATTGCAGTAGCAACATCCATACTACACCAAGACTGTGTTTTATTTTTTGTGAAACGTTTGCTGTATTGTTCATAGTTTATCACTATATCTGTTAATAATTTAAAAAATACTTCGTTGTTTTTGCATTTTTTAAAATAATGAAATCCACAATACACATTAGGTAATGAATTTTCCACAAAGACTTTTCTATAATAATCACTTGTTACCCAATCATTTCTGTAAGTTTTTACTTTATTGGTATAATATAATTCATAGTTGCTTAACTGTTTCCACCAATGTTCTATGTTTTCCAACAACAGCATATCTACATCTATCACAATAGATTGGTCAAATGGACTGGTATTATAAATTTTACATCTATTATTAACTTTCCAGTCATTGTCGACTGCTAGATCATCTCCGGGTATGTCTTTGATTATATCAAAGTGCTTTTGATAGTTTTCAGGGACAACAATATCAGTGATCAAACACACTTGCTCGTTGGGCATAAATTTTTTAATGCTTAAACTACAAGCGACTGCTTGTTTAAGATAATCACAAACATCGTTCTTCTGTACAAATAATATAAAACCTCTATTCATGTTGATCTATAATTTTATTCAATCCTATTTTGTTCATTATGTGTATGTTCATATCTTTTATTTGACATTTCGTTCCTCGTTCAAATGTAAAACTCCATTTATTATCCACGTACGAGTTTACCTTATCTTTGTCTGTGGTATAAAACAGTTTGCCAGGCAGTTGTTTGGGCCAATCGGTTTTATCAAAATTATTAATCATATGAATTGCCACAGCAAATGCAAAGTCGTTTCTGTAAATTGTGTTTATAATTTGATATTTGAACCTATAAAATTCCCATTCATTTTTTACATGATTAATTAATTCAAATAAAATTTTAGTTCTTTCAGTTTTCTTAAAATAAAACACTGTGGCCCAACACATTTCGATACCAGTATCGCTTATGTATTTCATTTCCTCAGTGTATCTGGATTCAAAGTCTATGTGTTGTGCTTTGTAATTAATTAAAAAGTCTTCCTTGCTGTCAAACACTTTGTTAAGATTGTTGTTTGCTACCACATAGTCTGTGTCCATCACAATGGTTTCATCATATGGTGTTAAAGAGTACGCATCGGGTCTTGAAGTGTTGTTCCAGAAATCTTCATAACGTTGTGTAGCATTATTGAATGTTCTAGTTTGAGTAGTGATTGGCTTTTTTACCACAATCACATGATTAAAATTATTGTGATCTTCATTGAATTTGTCTGACGTAATCAAACACACTGGCAAATTTAGATGTTTCTTTATTTGTCCTGCACAAAAATTAGCCTGTTTGACATAATCCACAGTGCTGTTGTTGTGTGCAAAAAGCAAAACTCCTTTGGTCATGATTAGATCTCACCTTTATCTTTCACCAATTGATTGTATTCCACAAAGTACTGATTTAGATTACGTTGATACAAGTCAGTAATATTGTTGTAAAAGGAGTTGATGTCTGTAATTTTTACCGGAAGTTTGTAATCATCAAGAAAAATTGCTTCATTAGTTTTTTTGATGTTCATCAATGTTAAACAATAGTTGATTAGATTGAGATCAACGGTAAATTGATGTCCTTGAGTGTACAAGATATTATTCTCAAGACACTGTTCTTTTAACAGTTTTATTTGATTGTTGAACGTGCTTAGACGCTCTGCGTATTCCAAAGATTTTGATAAGGATTCATCCATAATATTAAAAATATTATACTTGATTTTTGGATATAAGTCAACTATAGATTAGAAATTATCGCCAGAACCACGCACAACTCCTGGTGCAGTACCAATTACATCTGTGATTGCTGTTGCTGTGTAGAAGTTAGATGTTAAATTAGAAATATCTTCATCTGGATTACCACCTGATTCGTCTCTCCAAGTTACTGTGAATCGTATTTGAGTAGCACTTGATTGAGTTACATCTACATAATAATCGTTTTGAGCATATGCTCCACCACCTGCATCAAAGTTTGATAATAGTCTTTGTGAGGATCCTGTTAATTCAAAATTTCCTATTGCCGCTCCATCCACTGTACCGTTTCCTGTGTGAGTGGTTGCATGAGCACCAAATTTAAGATTTCCACCCATTACTGAATTCCAAGAACTACCTTTTGAACTGCTGTCTGATGTACTGGATGAAATTTGAATATATCCACCTGAGTTAAAATAATATCTTCTAGCGTCTGCAGATGTAAAATTTACGTTCACAATAAGAGTAATTGTTCCATTCCACGAACTTCTTGTGTTAGATAAAGCAGTTTCAACAACTTGTTGAGTTGAATCAACTGTTAATCTATTTGTGCTGATTGTTGTCGCTAATGCTTCGTATTGATCCCAACCTGTGTAACTAACACCATCATTTTCTTTGATCAAGTCACCTTGATTGACTGCTTGAATTACATTTGTTGATGGATTGCCACCAGTTTGGTGTTTGTATGCTTTTCTTAAATCTTCGTATGAGTTATTGATGTTTGTTGCGTTGATCAAATCGCCAACTTGCACAGACTGAGTTGTAAGT